TGTGAATTTACTTAATGATGCTACGGCCATATTATTCTCCTATACTCTTATTTATCTATATTCTTAAGTTGATTGTTGACCTAGTGTTGCAATAGCACCTGGGTTATACAATGCGATAGGAATGTAAATAAATTCAACATCCTTCATTGGCTCAATTGCTACGTCTACATATAACTGATTATTAGCAATAGTACTTGATGTATTGTTGCTTGTATCACAGATTACCAAGAAGTCGTATAAACCACGCTTGCTTAATAAGTCATGTAGTGCGCTTTCAATTTGATTAGCAATGCTCTTACGAGTAATTGTATCGTTTGGTTCAAACAAGTAACCATTGCTGATACGTTTGAAAATTGTACGTAAGTAGTTTTCTAAACGAACAACGTTTACACGGTTACGTGCTGTGCTGTCACCGCTACGTGTTTCTTGACCCCAGATAACTAAACCTGTACCAGGTAATTGTGTAATTGGGTTAATGTTCAAACTATACAACGCATCACGTAGACCTTGGTTAACTGCATTGTGTACAAAGTTTCCGCTTACTGCGTCAACATAACCAATGTCGCTTAGGTTGCTTACTAGACCACGGTGTACACCAGCTGGAGCAAACCATGGATAGCTTACGTTGTCGTTGTACAAGAATGTACGTAGTACAGCGTGGCTAGCCGGAACAACAACTGTGTTACCTGCTAAGTCATTTGTCAAACCTGCTGGGTAGTATACAGCTAAGTATGGACTTGCTGTTGCTAGACCAGAACCATCTGCATCTGTTTCCCACTTAGTGATATCAGATACGCTTGTACCCATTGTCATTGGTGTGTCACCGATAACAAATGCTGTGTCACTACGATCATCATTCAAGCTGATCATGTTAGGGATCAATTCTGGGTAACCAGGAGCACAAATAATGCTGAACTGATAACTGTCCTCACGAACATCAAAGTTGCTGTCAACTGCTGACTTCATTGCGGCTACAACAATAGCACGTTGAGCTTTTGAACCAGCTAACATACGACCTTTGTTGTCTGTACCGCTATCGCTTACCCATGCATCAGCAATCAATGGTAATGTGTTTGCTGTACCAGGAATTTGACCTGGGTTAGGGAAGCTAGTTGAGTTGAAGTAGTTCTTAACATATTTCTTAACGTTGAAACCGCCGCGACGTGTGTTGAACAACAATGTACCTTTTGGATACAAACGTGGATCAACTACGTCTTGGTCAACATAGTTAGATTTCAATAGTGATGTTATAGTTGGGAATGTAGCGTTAATGATATCGCTTTGACCATTTGAATCCCAACGTGCATCAGCAAACACGATACCGTTACTTGTAACATGGTCTGTGTTGTCAATCTGTACCCAACTTGTACCATTCCAACGGCTTAGGTTTGGATAGTTAACTAGATCACTGCTGTTTAACCATAAGTCACCTGCTACTAGGCTTGTACCATCAGTTTGTGTTAATGGTGCTGTAGCTGTTACGATAACACCATTAGGATCAGTCTGACCTAATGAATAGTTACGGATATCAGTTTGTACGTTTTGGTAGCCTTTCCATACGCCGCCATCGTTGATCATAACGTCAACGTCAGCAAAGTTGCTGTAGTACCAGAATGTACCATCAGCTGGTGCTGTGTAAGGGCTGTTAGAACTGTACTGTACTGTAGGTGTCAATGATGTCCAGTTAGTGATGCTAACTTGACCATTAACTGGATTAACTTCATAGCCAACACCGTTTAGTGCTGGGTTAGAATTAACACGGAAACCCAAATCTGATAACAAGTTGTTAGGAGTTCCTAGTGGAACACCAGAACTGTTACATGGAGTCAATACAATTACACCACCTAATGTATGTGTTAATGTAATTGTTTGTGTTTCTGTGCTAGGAATAGTACCTGTAGTAGGACCGTTAGTTGACAAACTAGCAGTAACATAAGGAATGTTTAATGCTAGGATTTGATTAACGATTGTGCTTGGTGTGCAAGCAGGAGCACTACCAGCTGTGCTGATAATACCATAGTTAATCAAACCACGATTGTCTTTAGGTTGTGTTGCACGAATTGTAAAGTATTGGTTAGTGTCGTTAGCTAAGTTGCTTGCATAACCGTTTGTGTTGTAATCAATTACACCACCAATTGCACTTGCACTGGTAGTTGCCAACTTCAAACTAAAGCGTAGGCTGTTCCATGTAGAATCAACTGCGGCATGTTGAGCAACAACTTGACCGCCTTGGATGCTTACACCACCACCGTTAGGATCTAAACCATAAATTGCATTAGCCAAGTATGTGTACATTGGAGCACTAACTGACTGCCATTTGCCTGAGCTTGCGCTGTATTTTTCCAATGATGGATTCCAACCACCGCCTAATGCGCTAGTCTTCCACCAGATACTACCACTTGGGCGAACTGCTGTATCGGTTGTAGCTAGACCCCAACCTTGGTATGCGCCAGTTGCGTCTGTTGGAGCACTTGCATAGTCACCGTAGAAGAAGTATGGGCAAGCAACTGCTGTAGTTGGGATGCCGCTTGTACCACCTGTACCACCAGTAAAGTTTGTACCGGCTGCAAAGTTAGCAAATAGCACTTTACCATCTGGGTGGTTAGTACCAGAGTATGTACCTGTGCTGTCTGCAGAACTAGTTGCATAAATGTATAACTGACCGCTTACTGCCTGTGCAAATACGCCAGGAATAAAGCTACTGCCGTTAGCAGAGTTGATTGCTGTTGCTAACTTGGCCGCTGTTAATGGGTAGTTGTTTGTACTAACATAATCTGAGAAGTTACTTGAGTTAAGAACAATTTGTGTGCCGTTGATTGTAAACAATACTGTACCACTTGTAACTGTTCCAGGAATTGTGATATTACCATCAATTACTTTAGAAGTAACAACAGGAATACTACGTTGCCAATCTGGGCTACCAACTTCAACCCAACGATTGTTCAATGTGTATGCTGAGTTTGTACTTGTACCTGTTGTGTTGTTGGCTGTTGTACCAGGTGCAGTAGTTGTGTTTGTACCACTTCCTGAACGACCTGCTTTGTAGAACAAGCGGATTGAGCTTGTGCTTGCACCAGGATTACCATATACGCCAGTACTTGCTGAATCGTTAACAAATACCAATGCATAGCTACCTACAGAACCAACGCTGGTCTTAGGATAAGCAACAGGAGCACCACCGTAATAGCCAAATGGATCGTTATCTAATTGTGTTACGTCAGTAATTAATAAAGGATTGATGTGATCAAATGCTTTTGTGCTTTGATTCAATGAGTAGATACCAAACTCAGTTGTAGCTAGATTTAACCAGTATGCGCCATCAGCTGGAGCACCAACTGGACGATTTGGTGTACCAGTTAATTGTGCTAAGTCAATATCTGCGCGAATAGCAAACAATTGATTGCCTAGGCCTAATGCGCTGTAAGCTGCCATTAAACCGTATTCGTTTACTTCGCTAGCGTTAACTGGAGTACCAGCTGAACTAATTTGGAATGAAGGTGTACCCATGGCTGTTACTAAGTCACGCTGACTTGTAAAGCTCAATAGTTTACCTGCATTAGCTTTAGTTGTGCCTGAAGCTAGTGCGCCGTTGTATGTTTTATTCTGTGCTGTTGCTAACAATACTAGCGGTACAGAGCCTACCTGATTAGGTACATATTGACTCTGATCTGTTACGGAAATTTGAATTCCTGGGGATACTAGTGCCATGGTTATTTTCCTTTATAATACATGTTAAAGTTATTTATCGTAAGGCCAGAAATTTTGGTTGGTTACAGGTGCCTTTGGAAAGGTTTAGCTATAAATACAGTATGTTAAAACGTGACTTATGCCCTGTTTGCAACGATAATTTAGTGGCTATCAACTATATTCGTGATGGCTTGACTCACTATCGTAATAGTTGCACTAGCTGTATTAGAAAGAAGCGTAAATTAAAGCCAGAAGCACCGGCTTGGGGCAAGGCTGGATATAAAAAGAAAGACGTCTGCGAAGTGTGCAGTTTTCGTGCAAAGACGCCCCGGCAGATGAGCGTCTTCTATGTTGATGGTAACTTAAAAAATAATAACTGGCTTAACTTAAAAACTGTATGTGCTAACTGTAAGATTGAATTAGTTGGCACTAAAAAAGTTGCTTGGAAGCCTGCACCTATTCTACCAGATTTTTAATCTGTGCATAGAGTTCTTCAATGGTTCCGTCGTTGACAATTTCGTGATCAAACTTGGTACCTACCCAGGCCCATTCACTCACATGGATATTAGGGTATTGATACTTCATACCTATCTGTTTCTTTTCCATGTTTTCACGAGCATAGTTACCAGTGGTATTATTATCTAAAATTGCTGTAGTATACCAGTCAGGTAATTCGCCACGCTGTACCCAAATAACTTTGCCGCCCGAGGCTTTAATTGATTTAATTTCGTTAGGGAAACGGCAATCGCTAATAACGATGTTGTCTTTACTCTGGCGTATTTTGTTTTCTAAACTAGCAATCCAAATATCATCGTGAAAACTCTTGCGAGCAACTTCTGTACCCCAGTATTGTAGTACCCAACGTGGAGTTAGATCAGGCATACCCATGCGTTCTGCCCACCAAGGATCTACTTGCTCGCGCCAAGCACGTGCTTCTTTAGTACGTCCTTCTAGTAGTTCTCTGTCCCAGCCAAATACTGCGCTGACTGCGTCCTTGAGTGTAGCGGCAAAACTGTCCCGTCTAAACTCGTGAAAGTTTACCAAGTAGTCTGCTACTGTATCTTTACCGCTTCCAATAAAACCGCATACGCCAATGATCATAAAAAATGCTCCAGTTATTAGGAGCATTTTTACATACTTTTTGGTATTTGTCAACTATCCCATTAACCAAGTTAACGGTTGACTTCCATCTACGTACATCTTTAGATCGTCTTCGAGCTTTTCCATTTCGGCAGCCGCTTCGGACTTTAGGCTTGCACCATTTAGAGTAGTACCGCCTTGTGGACCTGCAATTTGAGCAAACTTTTCACGTGCTTCACCTAGGATACGTTTACAGAAGCTGTAAGCATATTCTTGTACCCACGGAAAGCTCTGTGGGTCATTTAGGATCATTTGATCTGGTTTGGTATTAAAAATCCAAAGCAGTACTGATTCCTGCTGGCTCATATCTGGGTTAAGACCTTGCCAAGGCATTTTACGAACAATGGTTAGTTTCTTAGTAACTGGATTAAATGTAAAGTTCATAAAACCACCAAACATTTTCATTGCTAATTTTTGATAGTCAACGAATAGTTCGTAGTTGGTTAAACCACCAACACGACCTGCTACCAACATATAAGTGTTTAAGTAGCCCGATGCAAATGGCTCAAACTGGCTAGCAGTTGTTCCTGTTACTGATCCAATACCACGGCGGAAAATTTGACGTACTTGCTGTACTTCTTTTGGCAGTATGTATTCTTGTGTTTCGGGTAATAGTTGAAGTGTGGCATAGCTTTCTTCAACTGAGTTTTGTGCTTTTTGACGGTACTTGATCAGGGCTTGATTAATTCCCATTTCATAGTGTTCTTTGTCTAGTTCAACATCAACAATGCCATCACCTAGGCGCATACGGATATAGTCCGTAATAGCGGCTCGCTGTGCATCGCTTGATGTATAGTCATCAGGATTATACGCAATATGGCCGGCGCCAGATCCTGTTGCGGGATTATACAGGCTAGCGGCATTGACGTTTAAGTTAGCACTAAAACCTGTTTCTTGAGTGGGGGTACCTGTGTAAGGTGTTACCATATGTGTATTACTCCGTTATACAGTATTTATTACTGTACACGAAGTAATAGAACATCTGCGCTTATACGGCCGTTAAGTTTGGTATCTGTGGCTTTGATTTCTTCCAAGAACTTGCGTAGCTGAACTTTGCTGGCTTTAGCAAATTCTTTGAGCTTTTCCTCAGGTTTACGTAGTGTTTTGCACACGCTCTTAAACGGATCAAATCCTTCAATGCTAGTACCTTTAACACGTAACGGGCCCTGTAAGCTATCTGCAACATACTTGCCTAGCTTACGAGTCTTGGCATTATAAACCCACAACTCCTGAGCACCAATGATATCAGCAGGATTTACACTGACAATGCGAAGTGTTTTATCTTCTTTTGCGTACTTGAGCTTGCTTACTTGTTTTTCTTTGCTAACTGATTTAGGAGCACGAACCTTTTTAGTAGCTTTCTTAACACCACGATATTGAACAATGTCGTTTAGTATTTGATCCAAGAATGCAAATACACGCTTGAACTCGGCCGCTTTCATGTGGCTGTAACCTTCAACTAACTGTTCATCCACTTTTTCATACGCACCTTTGAGTTCATCAAAACGCTTTTGATACACTTCTTCGTATTTGCTTAGTTGGCTTTGTGGAACATTGTTAGCAACAAAGAAATCGTAGGGTTTGAACTGATACTTAGGATTAGTAATAAACTCGTCGTAGTGTCCTTCGAGTTCACCAATGGTATCTGCTGTTTTTTCATTCATACGATCCTGGATAGTAGGAACGTAGGCTTTAGGTTTTTCTTCTACTGCTGTTTCTTCAACTTCGTCGGCTGTGCTATTAATTGCTTTGGCAATAGCTTCTTTGACATAGGTTAAAGATTTGGGTTTGAACGGCATACCTTGGCGGTGTGCCATGATAAGACTACATGCAGTCATTTCGATTGCACGATCTGGACTGCGGCTAAATGTTTTAACATCTGCGGCAGTAAAACCATTTTCAGGTTTCTTCATCCACTCTACTACATATTTCTTGCAATCTTTCTGATTGTAAAAATAATTGTAGTAGTAAAAAGCACGACGTAAGTGATGATCAAATGTGGCGTCATCAAATGTAAGTGCTCGTTCGGTATCCCACACTGGTTCCTCGCCTGTGTACTTTTCGTCAACCATTAAGGGGTTACGCTGAACCTTAGCTTTTGATCTTACTGTTTTACCGTTGAGCTTCATGTCTTTCCTTTACCAAAGGTTTATATGCAAATCTATTTCCATGGGCATCATATAATGCCATGTGCTGTTTCCAGCCAATTGTGTCCCGCTCCATCCAAAACCAATCCAAGGCCTGCTTGTCTAGGTCGCCCCAGATATTCATTGCTTGTATATTTGTAAACAATTCTTCTTCTGGCAACAATAATAGCATACGAGCCATTAAGAACCAATCTGTATTATAGTCAAAACAGACGGTAACTATGTCGTCGCCATACGATTTTAACCACTCATTGAGTTCTTTTGCAATCGAATAATAATTACCCACAATGCGATTAGGGTGTTTACCCAATAAAGGTAATACTATTTCTTTAACAAAGTCTGAGCAACACTCTTGCCTGTACTGTGTACTTTCTGCGTAGAATTCCCGACCATTTTCGTCGACTAATCCGATAGAAATTAAGTCGCACTCTAACTCAGGGAAATCTGTAAATTCTGTATCTAGAAAAATCAACATAATCAATTATAGCATTTTGGAATTATTTAGTCAACCACTTAGCAAAGTAGCAAAAACCAAGTATTGCTCCAATAGGTTTACGTCTGCTTCAAGCTCTTGTTTGAGCTCTATCATTCGAGCAGTATCTCTACCCTTTCTGCGACAGATAACATCCTCTTTGCTAATTTCATCTTCTGTGCGTTTACAGTTTTGCCATATACGCTTAAGATCACGTTGATGTTCTTGCTTACACGCAATAATTTTGAAGAATAACTCGTCAATTCTCTGGCTCATACCCTGATTATAGCATTTTGGTAATTACCCGTCTACGGGGGATAAATACTAGACTAATAGGAACTAGTATGCCACGTTTAAGTCTTTGGAAAGATGGTCAACACTCAAATGATTATAAGTTTATGGATAGACGTATATCCGAAATGTTTACCATCGGCGGCACTGGTA